CGGCGAAAGAGAGTAAGAAGGATCGGATCATCAAGACTGTTTTGGATGCGGCGGCGATTTTGGTTCCGACCGGACTTTCGTGCTACTGGATGGCAAAGAGTCTCAAGTTCGAAGAGACAGGTACGTTCACTAGTCGTGCTGGACAGTTTGTGAGTAATCACTTCAAGTTGTTCAAGAAGTAAACTCCAGAAGACGGGCTCGTGTGAAATACACGGGCTCTTCTTTTTTTCGCGATATTTACATAGATTGTTATGGAACTATAACAAGAAAGGAAGTATCTTTATGGCGTATCCAAGGAGAGTGTATCTGTACGGGTTCAACGAGGTTTGGAGAATTGCCGACACAAGGTTTCTTGAGGAGGATGCCATTTCTATTACTAACATGCTGAAGATGGTTGAACGAATGATGGAGTATAAACCGGATATTCGTATGGTCGTGGCTGTTGACAATAGAGGTGGGCTCTATCAAGATTATATGAAGTCGGTTAGGTCTTCGGACTACACGGACTGGTATGAATTCGCGGACCTGGTTGCGAATGAGGGCTTCGTGTTCTCATAAGAGGTTCGAGAGAAGAGTCTTACACAGGCTCTTCTCTTTTCTCCGCGATATTTACAAGCTGTATTACGGAGGTGACATATAATGTCGATTAAAGAGATTAACGAAGCCGTCGAACGCATTCGCCGTGAAATAATGGAATTGAATGACTTATCAACGAGATATGTTTCTTTATACGATGAACTTGGTATCGACTATTCGATGTATGATAGAGAAAGATTAATTGAACTCGCTAAGAGCAATGACGATCTATATCGAACGAAAATGAATGCAATAGAGGAATATCGAGAATCGTTTCGGAGAAAACTGATTTCGGATGGGTATTCTGAAATGGTGGCCGATTCGTTAGCTTATAGTACCTTTGACGGCATTTGGTGACATTTAGAAGAGGGCTTAACACACCCTCTTCTCTTTTATATTTACAAGGAGGTTGTCTGTGCGCTACAGATTTGAAAAACCCACGTTCTACACAAGTCAGTACGGCATCACGTATAAGTGCAATCATCTGATCTACAACCGATGTACATTATATTTGATCGGGGATAAGGGTTTGGCAGTGATTCAGCAAAGATTTGATCCTGAAGCTAAGATTACTTGGTGGGGCGAGATTGATCCTTGGCTGACCGATCTGATATATTTGCATCCAAAATTCAAGGAGGTCTTTGATAAGCACTCAGGAACGTGCGTAAACGGTATATACCCGACCATAACCGTTCGTCAACTCATGTGGGCGCTTAAGATGAAACCTCTTCCCAAAGAGAAATGGGAGACCGTCTTCGACCGTAAGGATATTTAATCGCGAAATTTACAACCTCTCATATGAGGAGGTGGATTAGCTATGACTAATCACGTGATTTGGATCTTGATGTATCTTTTAGCTGGGTGGCTGTGCCGGATCTGCGCTGGATTGATTGTGAGAGCCTATCTACGAAGGAAGTTTAATGGAAATCGAGATTTGATTGCTTCGTTTTGGATTGACTATAACGGAGCATATATATCAACCTGTCATTATGCGACTTTTCCCCAGATAGTATTGGAATGGATCATGAGCGATTTGGTGTGGCCGGTCTTTGTTTTCAAGGACACATGGGATCTTCTTGAGATGATTGACGAATACGCGGAATTCAACCTGTGAAGGAAGACAAGGGCCGATTACAAAGGCTCTTGTCTTTTCCGCGAAATTTACAACCTTCTTTATGGAAAAGGAGATGAATCTACGCTAATTTTGGAGGGGTAGTTTGCTATAGGATTAGCGGAGGGGGATTCATTAATTATGTCATTAGCTGAAGCGGAAGCGAGGCGGGACGGTAACTACATTATGGTTAATGACAACTCCTATTCTTTTATTTTTCCGCGAAATACTCAGTCTCTATTATGGAATCAAAGAATCATATTTGAGGAGGATTGGACATGAGTGTTTTAAGCTTGATCTTCTTTGGGTTCCTGAGTGTGGTTGCAGTAGTTGGTTGTCTCAGGGCTGGTAAGTTGGTTGTGAAGTTGATAAACTCGTTTTTCGACAAGATCGAGAAGAAGATTGGTTGATTCTGAAAAGGTGGAGCCGTCAATGGCTCTTCCTTTTATATTTTCTATGAGGAGGAGAAAATGAAGCAATTCGTCAGTACCTTGATCGGGGGAGCGCTAGGATTAGTGGCGCTTTACGTAGTCGGCAAAGTCGCATACCAAGCAGGGTATGATATTTGTGATTTGGAGCATCGGCGTGAAGAGTTGGAGAAGGAGGTGCCAACTGAGGAGAAAGATCCGGAACCTGAAGCGCCCAAGAAAAAGAGACTGGGGATTCTGAACGGAGTAAAGAAAGCCTCGGTTATCAGCAGGCTGATCAAGCATCCGGACGATCATCAGATCGAGGCATACGTAGACGGTGAAGACGTGCAGGTACGGATCAAGCCGAGATCCGCGTAGAATTCAACGTTCTTTATGGAAATCATAGAACGAAAGGATGGGTAAGATGAAAGTCTATGTGGTACCTGACACTAACGAATCGAAGTTCCAGCGACTGAAGAGAGAAGCACGAGCGAAGATTGATAATTTCGGCGAATGGTTTGGACGGAACAAGGAAGCAATACTTATTCTTACGCCGGTTGTAATTGGCGGTGCAACAACACTTGTAAAGGTTGTTGGCAAGCGAATTAACCTGCATAAGCAAGAAGCAGTGAAGAACTTGTACTGCTACGATCGATCGCTTGGACATTATTGGGCTTTGCGTCGAGAGCTGACAAATTCAGAATGGCTGAAGATCGATCAGAGGAAGAAACAGGGAGAACGGTTGAGTGATATTCTGGCTGAACTCAGAGTTCTGAAGTGATTCAAAGAGAGGAGACTTATACAAGGTCTCTTCTCTTTTATATTTGAAAGGAGAATGGAGAAAATGACTGTAAGTATGGTGCAACTGTCTGGGAATTTTGATCTGGCGATGGAGAATGTCAAGAAGATTGCGAAGGCTGAAGACGTGTATATTATCCGAACCATTGCCTCAGATGTCATTAAGAAGTACGAGCTTACGTCTCCGATTAACATTCACCCGTTCAGATCCGTATGGGAACGGGCGGTTAAGAATGGCACAACGGACGCACTTGTGTGGAGTCTGATCAGCAAAAGATCTGTTTTGGTCATGGTGAATTAAGGAGGGAGAAATTGTGGGTATTATCACCGGGTTGATTGGTTACTATCCCGAAGCTGACATAGAAATCATTGGCCGTTATGCTCGCGATATTAATGTCGAACAAGCAATGGAATACAAACGAGTAGGGTTTGAAAAATACGGACGTCGTCTTAAAGAGGTTCAAATCGAATACACCAAAAGAAAGGAAGGAGTTAAAGTTAGGTACATAACGATGTCGCAAGAACGGGCGGACAGATGTATATATTTGAAAAGTCGCCTCGGTTGCGACAGAACGCGTATAACTTATTTGGGAATGGGTCCCGATGTTCCAGCAATACATCTAGATATTCCATCCAATCAAGAAATAGCTTGGGAGGGAGAAAAATGAAGATCACTGATTGGGTCAAAGACCACGCTTCTACAATTCTGACATGTTTTGGTGCGGCTGGAATGGTGACGACTGTTATATTTGCAGTTAAGGCGACTCCAAAGGCACAATACCACTACGTTGATGCTCAAGTTGAGAAGAATGTTAAGTCTGGAAAAGTTACAGTCAAAAAAGAGAATCTACCAAAGCTAAATCCGATCGAAATAATAAGAGCTTGTGGAAGGGACTATTTACCGACCATTGTAACTGGAATCGCTACTCTCGGCTGTATATTTGCAGCAAACATGGTCGATGTTAAGCAGAGAAAGCGCATTTTGGCGGAGTATCTGGCGCTTTCTGGAGTATACGCAAACTATCGCAGCAAGATCTACTCTATCTGTGGACCGGAGGCGAATATTGCAGCCACAAAAGCTGTAGAGCAAGAGCAAAAGGATATTCTCGAGGATCGTCCGCCTTGGGACGCTGTTCAGACATTCTACGTCGAGTGTCAGGGTGAGTCGAGATTCTTTGACACCACCATGGAGAAGGTCATCAAAGCGGAGTATGAGGCAAATAGATGTCTTAGACTTGATGGTGGCCTGACTTTCAATCACTTCCTCGAACAGCTTGGTGTGGAGCCATTCAAATGCGGTAATGAGAATGGCTGGGACGACTATATTGGTGACATAGCTTACGGCTACCATTGGATCGACTTCGATCATAGATATTTTGAGACTGATGATGGGTTGACAGTCTGCGCTATCGACATGCCGTTTGCACCTCACTCTCTCAAGGATGAAGAGTTGTTCGAGTAACCGCGAATTTTTCAAGGCGTATTATGGAAACCTATATTTGAAAGGAGAGAATGGAAATGAAGTTAGACAAACTGAAGGCGGTTGGTATTGGAGCATTGGGGCTGAGTCTGGTAGCGAGCGTGGTTTCTGCGATCGCTGACGACAAGAAACAGAGCGCTAAGATCTCCGAAGCGGTTGAGAAGGCCGTTTCCGAACGAATGGATAAGCAAGGTTGACCGAACGAGAAAGAGGCTCATACAGGGTCTCTTTCTTTTTCCAAGGAGTGAGGTCCGACATGACCAAAGAAGAAGCTGTATCTTGGCTGAGGAGGTATCGTAGGGACGTTAAGTTGAATCCGTTTACAATTCGGACACCGTGGTACAAGAAGGATTATATTCGAGAACGATATGTGTATGAAAGGATGCTGATACTAGAGCTGATAGAACGGATCAAGAAATCCGACAAAAGACCCGAAGAAGTGATTCATGGGTTGTATTGGGATGTTGATATGTTCATGCTTGATAGTGACAATCCTCGTACTCATAAATTCTTACGTATCATCGAGCGTTGTCTCGGTGATATTTTAGAGGAGTTGGATGCGTATAAGAAAAGACAGCGTACCTACACGACTGGAGAAGATCTTGCTGAGTTATATTTGAAAGGAGAAAACGAAAGTGTTTGATCTTCGTGTTGAATATGCTGACTCGGATAATGATTCGATAGATCTTCGCTATTTTTTGATTATGATCGAAAAAGCTTCTTATTTGATTGCGAGAATGGAGGAATATGGTAGAACGCCCGAAGAAATTGAACAAGTAAGCAAAGATTATCATGCTATTCTTGATGCCGCCAAGAAGCATGTTAAATTTGGTATCGGAGAATTGACAAAAAAGTATGGATGTTAGAAAGGAGAAAACGATGACCAAAACATTCTGTGATCGCTGTGGCAAGGAGATAATTAAATCAAAGTATGGATGGTTGATTCATAGAATTGCATATTCAACCGTCCGTCTCTGTTCAAGTTCTTCTGATGTTGGAACAGTTCGAGACAAGGATGCTTATATTTGTCCAGATTGTGAAAAGAGTTTTGAAGAGTGGTTTTTGAAAGGGGAAAATGAGAATGGCTAAACTGAATCTGAAAGCGTTTTGGAACAGCGCTCGTGGCGTTCTGAGACGTAAGGCACCTGAGATTCTTACGGGAGTTGGCATTGCCGGAATGATATCCACAACCGTGCTTGCGGTTAAGGCTACTCCCGAGGCTATGCGACGTATCGAGGCGAAGAAAAAGGAGGAGCATCACGAGAAACTGACGGTTGTTCAGACAGTACAGGCTACATGGAAGTGTTATATTTACGCTGGAGCCACGATGGCGATCTCGACGACCTGCTTAATAGCCGCTAGCACCATGAATGGACGTAGGAATGCGGCCTTGGCTACAGCTGCTAGTATTGCCGAGACAAGTCTGCAGGAGTATCGCTCCAAAGTAGTGGAGACGCTCGGTGAAAAGAAGGAGGTGGCGATTCGGAACGCGATCGATAAAGACCGTATCGAAAAGAATCCGCCTCCTGCCAATTTGGAAGCTCCAACTGCAGAAGGTCCTGGACAACCAGTACTTTGTTATGATGCGTTGTTCGGTAGATATTTCTATTCGGACGTGGAGACCCTTAAACGAGCGGCCAACAAACTGAATTTCTCGATGAACAACATGAGTGAGCCTTATATTTCACTCAATGATTTCTACATGGAGATCGGTTTGAGCACTGTAGACGTAGGTGACGATCTTGGATGGAGAAGCGACCGAGGTCTGATCGAGCTGAGTTTCTCAAGTCAGTTGGTCAATGGGCACACTCCGTGTCTGGTGATGAGCCATCTCAATCCGCCTGAGTACGGATACAGTGAGACTTGACTGGCAAGATGGCTAGTGATGGACGATTGATATTCTCGTCCGCGAAATTTTCAACCTATACTATGAAGGGAAACAATCCCTAAAATCGAAAGGAGAATGGAATCATGGAAAACATGGAGAACGAGATCATGAACAACGAGGTTATGGACGAAGTTGTGGACACGATGGTCGAAGAGGAATCTTTTCTGAGCAAGTACGGTAAGTACGGTATAGCTGCGGTGGCAGGAGCGGGTCTTGCTCTTGCAGCGAAGCCGGTATACAAGAAGGCGAAGAACTGGATCCTCAAGAAGCGTGCTGCCCGCAAGGCGAAGAAGGCCGAGAAGGAAATCGATCTTGACAACATGGAACTGGATGATATTCCGGAAATCTCTGGAGATCGGTAAGGATTAACCTAGACGAGAAAGGGACTCATACAGAGTCTCTTTCTTTTATATTTTTGAAAGGGGAAAATGAAGAATGGCTCGTAGTGATGTTCGTTTTATTGCCAAGCAGCGTCTCGAAGCGATGGGGGTGCAGCACGTTAATAAGGTTTTTGGTATGCGGATGAAAAACAGCAAGAACCGTAAGCTCCAGAGTACGTACGCGAATCGTCATCTGCTTAAGCGTATTTTGGACAAGTATCAGCCTCTGTGGAAGCGTGTCACGACTGGCGATCTGGCTGCGGACGGCTTTAAGGCGTTTATGGGCATTGGTAAGAAGAAACATTACGTTGTAACGCGATAAGGAGGGTTATATTTATGCCTGAAGAGTATAAGCCGAACTCCAATCTCTCCCGAGAGAAAAAGGTAGAGAAGGTTGTATCAGGTAATGTCAAGCAGCGGAAGAAAAGCGGATTGGCCCGAGCAGGCAGTATCTTTATGCCGGGAGATGTGGATTCTGTCAAGAGTTATATTTTGATGGATGTGCTGGTACCGTCAATCAAGCGTGCGATCAGCGACATTATCTGCAACGGTATTAACATGCTTCTTGGCGAACCGAATCGCAGCAAGAGCGGTTCTCCCGCTGCCAAAGTGAACTATCGTCAGTACTTCCGAGATCGTGATGATCCGGACTACAATCGTCCTCGAGCGCAGGCTCAGTATGGCTATGACGACATTATATTTGAGACTCGTGGCGATGCTGAGGAAGTCCTGTATCGTATGCAGGAGTTACTTGAGCGTTTTGACGTCGTAAGTGTGGCAGATCTGTTCGATATGGCCGGCATCAGCTGCAACTATACGGACAATAAGTATGGTTGGACAGACTTGAGGAATGCTCATGTCACTCGTATACGGGACGGCTATGTGATTGATTTGCCGAGGGCTACAAGTCTATGAAAAACTACATCGCGTGTCCTTGGTGTGGATGGAGAAACGCGACCAAGATGATGACCTGTGAACTTTCTCCGAAGGAGCGGACATTATATTTTGTCCAGTGTAAGCATTGCGGATTGAAGGGGAAGACGAGTCGATTCAAGTGGAGAGCCAGATACTTTTGGAACCACAGGAAGAGCATTCCTACAATCCTTGTCAACAAAGAGTATCATATTTACGGGAAGGAGTATTAATCTGTGTCTGGAGAAGATATGGTCAATCATCCAAGTCATTACCAGTCTAGCATTGGCTTGGAAGTGATTAACGTGGTTGAAGCTTTTACCGAAGATCTTGTAGGAGCGGAAGCGGTACATACGGCCAACGTCATTAAGTATATTTGCCGTTGGAAGCGTAAGAATGGCCTTGAGGATCTGAAAAAGGCTCGTTGGTACTTGAATCGACTGATTAACATTGTGGAGGCGCATGAAGCATATGAAACTGAACTTCAGACTGAATATGAAAACTCTCTTTAATAAGGGTCTGTTTTCTCTCAAAAAGAATAGCCCTCAGATCTTGGTAGTAACCGGTGTTGGTGGAATGATATTTAGTGGCGTGATGGCTTGTAAGGCGACTCGGAAGCTGGAACCTGTTCTCGAGGAGCATAAGAACAAGCTGGAGATCGCTCACAAGTATCATGAAGGCGAGAAGAAAGAGATCACGAAAGTCTATGCGGAAACCGGACTCGAGCTGGCGAAGCTTTACGTCGGTCCTGTAATCGTCTGTGCTCTGTCTGCCACAGGGATATTTGCTGGTACGAATGTCCTTAGGAAGCGGAACATCGCTCTGGCTACGGCTTATGCGGCTCTTGATACGAGTTATAAGACGTATCGCAGCCGGGTTGTTGATCGTTTTGGCAAGGATGCCGATCATGAGATCGTGACTGGTTCTCATCAGGAGAAGATTGAGGTTGTTGAGACGGATGAGAACGGAAAGGAGAAGAAAGTCAAGAAGACAATTACTGTCATGGGCGAAGGTCTGTCTCCGTACGCTAGATATTTTGCATATGGTGAAGCTTTGGCTGCTGAGACGAATGCTCAGTATAATGAGATGTTCCTTAAAGCTCAGCAAGAGCTCGCTAATCACATCCTCGCTGCGAATGGATATTTGTTCCTGAATGACGTATATAAGATGCTTGGCATGAAGGAAAGCATTACGGGTCAGGTTGTTGGATGGATCTATGACAAGTATGACAACGATAGCGGGGACAATTATGTCGACTTCCGTATTGAAAAGGTGTATCGCAAGCGTAGTGATGCGCCTGGTGACTATGAGGAAGTCTTCATCGTCGATCCGAATGTCGATGGTGATATTTGGGAGAACATTCGGAAGAGAGGGCTCATAACTGAATAACGAAAGTGAGGCTGGTTAGTATGAAAACCGGAGTTGTTGGATTTGTATCCTTCGTAATCGGAGGAGTTATTGGATATTTGACCGCCAATAAGCTCCTCAAAGATAGGTA